GAGTTCAGCGCACTTCACCGCAAGGAGAAGCGCAATTCCAAGGCCGGCTCGCTGGCCAAGATCGGCATCGGCCGCCGGCTGCTGCGCAAGAAGACGGCAGGCGTCGATGACGCCACGCTGGTCAAGCCGACCTTCGGGGACGTCGGCTACCAGACCATCGCCTCGCGGCTGGACTGGGAGGTCGAAGAGGAGGTGTTCGAGGAGAACATCGAGGGCGAGGGCCTGGAGGAGCACCTGATCCGCCAGATGACCGAGGCCGTCGGGCGCGATCTCGAGGACCTCCACTTCAACGGCGACACGGCCGACGTGTCGGTCGACGCGCCGTTCCTCACCCAGAACGACGGCTGGCTGAAGCTGATCGCCGCTGGCGGCTCCGGTGCCAACCGGGTCAACGGCGCCACGATCAACGCGGGCAACCTGACCAAGGCGCACTTCTTCGCGGCGATCAACGCGCTGCCCAACAAGTACGCCACCGACCAGCTGCGCTGGATCATGTCGCCGCTCAACCTGAGCCGGTACGTCGAGTACCTCTCAGACCGCGCGACGGCCGGCGGCGACGCTGTCCTGGTCAACGGCGACATCACCACCATCGCGGGCATCAAGGTGCAGAAGGTCTCGGCTCTGCCGAACACACGCATCCTGCTCGGCGATCCGAGGAACTTCATCGCCATCAACACGCGCGAGATCCGCAAGCGCAAGACGACCGAGGGCCGCGAGGCCATCCGGACCGACAAGCGCTTCTACGCGATCTTCGTCGACGACGACCCGATCATCGAGGAGATGACCGCGGTCGCCGACGTGTACGGCCTGGTGGCCTAGGCGATGGAAAGCAAGATGGCGAGCCTGCGCTATGGCGGCAAGGGCTCGCTCACCTTCCAGGACCGTGCCGGTAACCGCCGCATCTTGCGGGCCGGCGAGGAATTCGAGGCAGACGAGGCGACGGCGGAGATCTTGCTGTCGTCCGAGTCGGAGGTGTCCATCGTGTCCAGCGCCAAGAAGGGCGCGGCTCAGGGCAGCGGGGAGGCCGCTCGGCCGACCGTCACGCTGCCTGCCGGCCAGCCCGATCCGAACGCACCGCCAATGACGGAGGCAAGTCCGGCCGTCAGCTCGAGCGAAGCCGAGCCGCTGGCAGCCCCACCGCCCGAAGGCGGCACGCTGTCAGTGCCCGGTCCGACCGAGCCAGGCAGCGCAGATGAGGACCTGTCCCAGACGGGATCTGTCTCGCTCGGCGATCTGCCGGCCAGTGCCAAGGTCGGCGGACAGTCCGAGTCCGGCGCCAGGGCGTCCGGCGCCAGGGCTTCGTCCAGCGCCAAGCGGGGCGCCGCTCAGAACTAGCAACAGTGGTCGCGTGTAAGGCGCGACCGCACGGCCGAGGGTGGAGCAGCGGGGTCCTGCCTCCTGCTCCACCCTCGCGCACCAGGTGACAAGTGACTGTCGAGATCAGGCTGACGGTCAGTCAGGCCACGCTCGATGCCTACGACGAGATCAGGCTCGAGCGTGCGGCTGTGTCCGACGGCTTCCTTGCCGCTGGCGCCAGCCAGATCGCGGCGATCCCGCTCGTAAACGGGCACCTGAGCTATATCCACTACGACCTGTCCGGCGCTCCGTTGTCCTGGTACCGGACGCGCTTCGCCACCGCGCTCCCCGCCTATTCGGCCTACACCGCCGCGTTCCAGGGCATCCTGCCGCCGCTGGTGTCGATGGAGACGGCGCTCGAGGCGCTCGACATGTCCGCCGATTCACCCAAGGTGGGGCTCGTCCGGATCCTGCTTGACGCGATCAGCGCGCGGATCCGCAGCGTCACCGGCCGCATGCTCGAGGGCAGCCCCACGACGTGGGATGAGATCTACCGCCTGAACGGTGGCGAGCTGTGGCTGCGCGGCGTGCCGATCGCGTCGATCGCCAGCATCCGCCGCGTCGCCTTCGACGGCACCGAGGATGATCCCTACGAGGCGACCAGCTGGCGCCTGGAGAACCCGGCCAGCGGGCACATCCGCCTGCGCGGCCTGTGGGAGCGCTGGGCGCGCGAGATGGTCGAAATGCCGCCCTACGTGCGCGTCGTTTACACCACCACCGGTGTTGTGGGCCCGCAGTTCGTGATGGCCACGATCGAGTGGCTCAAGGCACGCTGGGAAGACTTCTCGCGCGACCGCGCGCTGGCCAGCTATTCGACCGGCTCCGACTCCGAGTCGTACAACACCGCCGTCGCGGGCAAGACGCCGTACAGCGTGGCGGCCGAGCTCGCAGGGCTGTCGCATCTGACCGGAACGGGCGGGGGCCCGATCTAGATTGTGGCGCTCGCCAGCAGACTCCGTCACGAGCTCGACATCGAGCGCTACGCCCCTGCGCTCGATGGTCTCGGTGCGCCGATCGAGGATGACTACGGCCAGACGCAGATCGCCTGGTCGGTGCTCGCCACCGTGCGTGCGTGGGTCCAGCCGATGAGCGCCCGCGAGCAGCTCCAGGCCTCGGGCGCCGGGCCGGTCATGGCGACGCACAAGGCATTCATCCTGCCGACCGACGTGAAGGCGTCCGATCGACTGAAGCACGGCGCCGTCTACTACTCGATCGACGAGGTCATTGATCCAGCCGGCCGCGGCCGGCATCTGGAGCTGCTCTGCCACCAGGTGGGCTCGTGAACGCCATGCCTCGCCGAACCACGCCCGACCCTAGCCGACCGTGCCCGCCCATCCCTCACCATGCCCCACCCGCGCTGGCCACGCCTGATCGCGCCTCAGCCCGGCCTGGGTTGCCCAGCCTCGATTTAGCCCTTCGTAACCTCGAAGCCGATGACCGCGTAGCGGCCATATGTCGGGCGGAAATCGCCGATGCCGATCAGCCGCCCTGCCGCGCCAAGCGTTTCGAGCAGCATGGTCGGGTCGACGTACTCGGGGAGGTTGACCAGCAGGTCAACCGTCGCGCGCCAGCCAGCCTTGAGAGCGGGTCGCTCGCGCGTGATGGCGTTGCGCTGGATGAGTACCCGGCGTCGATCGAGATAGTCCCAATCCTTGACGCCGAGATCGGCCAACTCTGTGAGTGGCACGACGGCAGCCTTGAACAGGTCCATCGCGGACTTGCGTGGGCTTCGTGGGTCCTGCCGGAAGCGCGCCGCACCGATGATCGACTGGCGCAGGTATTCGCCCGGCAGGGCGAGATTGCCGTCGTCAAGTCGGTAGACGTACGACTCGACGTTGTCGCTCTTCTTCGCCTTCGAGCCCTTGGTGGCGGCCGCCTTCTCGGCGACGGCCTCATTGGACCAGCGGTGGAAGAGCAGGGCGGCGGTGCCCTCGATGGTGACGTGAGCGATGTACGGCTCACTGAATGTGATGAGGTCCGCGCCGTCGTTCGAGACGGGCGAGACAGTCTCGGCCTTTGTGACCATGGAGCCACAACCTCCTATTCGATGGTGCCCCGTATGCCTAGCCTGGAAACGGGTAGCCCCGGACAGAGGTTGTGGCTCCATCCGGGGCATGAAAAACCGGTGCCACAACCACCGTCAGATGACAGCCTAGCAGAGGCTGTCAATGCCTAAGCGAAACCGCGGCTTCCGCGAGATGGCTGCTGCCGCCCGGCGAATGGAAGCTGCGCAGCGCAAGTTCCGCGCTGCCAAGGATCGGTCACGCAAGGAAGCGATCGCGTTCGTCAAGGACATGAACGCACTGGTGGGCAACTGATGGCAGTCGAGAAGATCGTGGTCCACCCGGCGGCTATCGCCCAGGTTGAGGAGGCGGCGGCCTACGGCGCGCTGAATTACGGCTTCGCCTGGGAGGCGGCCAGCAAGCGCAACGCGCCCGTCCGCGGCGGCCACCGCAGCTTCGCCCCGGACGGTCCGGTGGGCGGCAACCTGCGCCGCTCGATCCACACGGCTGTCTACCTGCGCGGCCAGCGCATCGCCGGCGGCACGGACGACAACGGCAACCGGGTGCCCGACTACGAGGCGAGCGTCGCCCCGGTCGTGCTGGTCGTCGGCACCAACAGCGACTACGGGCTTTTCGTGCACAACGGCACCACGCGGATGGCGGCTCGCCCGTTCATCGCTGAGGGGCTGATGGAGACGAAGGGCCAGGCACCGGCACTCATCGAGGCTGGCGCGCGCCGGCACCTCGGCGGCTAGCACAGAGAAGGAGAAGAGATGCAGTACACGATCCGCGCCCCGATGCACTCGTTCAGCGGACGCATGCATGGCGTGCGTTTCAGCGCTGGCAGCGCTCAGGCTGAGCTCAGCGACGACGACGTCGCGTGGTTCAGGGAGCGCGAGTACCAGGTCGAGGAAGTGGTGTCGCCGGACGCCTCCTATCCCGAGCTGCAGGCCGAAGCCAAGGCGCTCGGCATTTCCGCCTCCGGCAAGAAGGAAGAGCTCGCCGAGGCGATCGCTAACGAGAAGGGGCGGCTGGCAGCCGAGGCGCAGTCAGGCGTGGCGGGTCCCGATCAGGCGGCCGGCAGCGCCGACAACGACGAGTCGGAGAGCGGCAGCTAGATGGCCATGGGTCTGGTCGGTCTGGTCGTTCGGGCCCTGCGCGCCGATGCGGGTGTGACGGCGATCACGCCGCGCATCGCCGGCGGCGGGCTCGATCCGATCTGGCCAAAACCGGACCCGCGGCCATGCGTGGTCGTCGTCGGCTCAACGCCCGGGCGTGCTCCATGGGGCCCGGGCTCCAGCCGGCTCGGGCTCCAGGAGCAGCTCGTGTTCGTGCGCTGCTACGGCGGCGGCGGTACACCAAGCGACGAGCGGGCAGCAGTGCGCAGCTCCGAGCAGCTGCGCGGAGCAGTCACAGACGCGCTGCACGACAAGGGCATCCGCCGCTTCACCGGCGGCAAGGCGATCTTCCTCTCCGATGCCCTCTCGGGCGGCGGCCCGAGCACAGAGCCCGAGACCCGATGGCCTCTAGACACGGGGTCGTTTCGCATCGTCGGCCCAGCCCAGGCGGTCGCATGACCGCACGGCCCGTCGCTCGCGTGGAGGTGCCTTAGCACCTGACCGCGCACCCCAATAGGCGGCCGCGCACTGCGGCCGAGGCACTTC